CCTAAATCTGCTACGTAAGTAGTTCCTGGACGTTTAGTAGCCCCACCTTGTGAAAGGGGTAGCATATTAATTATTTCATCTAATCCATTTTGGTATTCTTTAACATCGAAACGTCCCTGAGAACGTTTTCCAATCATGCCCATTGAGAAATTATTTTGAGCTGCTATGTATTTTGCCATAATTTAATTCCAGTAATAAGATCTATCGCCTGGTCCGACATTAGAGCCTACCCTAGAATCTAACCAAGTATCAACGAAAAAGTCGGAGTGTCCTTTTTCTTGAGCATCTATAGATCTAATCTCTTTTACAGAATCTCTAAATAAGTTCTGCATATCAATATGTAGATTTCGGTCTTTTATCAAAGGTAATGCCATATTAGCCGCTAGGTAAAGAGCTAGAGCATTTTTAAAATCCTCTGGCATAGCATCTGTATCATCTTCGTCCCTAACATAAAGTATATTTATATCGGAGTCATCTGTTAAAATTAAATTGCTTTCTACTTTATACTCTGTATAGGGGTCTTCCGCCTGAATAACCTTAAGGCAATCAGAGGGCAGAGTAAACGCATTCCCATAACCCCACGCGGGAGAAGGCATTACTGCTGTAATTAAAGATGCTCTAGATAGAGCGAATCCCCAGTTATAGTTCCTAAGCAATGCTTTACGGAGATTTTCGTACATAGCAGTACAGAGCTTAGCTGCTTTTGTATTTTCAGTAAGCGTAACAATAGGATCAACGCCTAACTTTAAAAGTGCTAGATTGCAAAGAGCGAGCTTAGACATATGCCCTCACAGAAAAAAGGCCCCTCCGAAGAGGGGCACATTTTATTAGTCGATAACGTAAGATACGCAGAAGTAGATCTTTCCTGCAATAAGCGTAGTAGCTTCTGTGCAAGTTAGAACTAAAGAAGCGGCTGAGCCGAATCTCTTCATAATGCCAGCTTCTGTTGCTGCTCTTGCCATAACCGCTGTTCCGCCTGCGTCTGCTGATGCTACGAAAGCATCTGCATCTGCTGCAGCTACTGAGCCGTCTTGGAGAGTAGAAGCTCTATGACCAAGACTAAAAATTCCTGCTGTACCTAATGATTGTGGAATCATTATGTAAGCGTCAATAACTTTTGCGCCTGCAGGTAGTGATGGTCCTTGAATTTCGTCGTTGATTGGAATAACAATTCCTGCGAGATTGTATTCTTCCATAATAACTTTTACTTTACCATCTATTAGACCTGGATCTACTTTCTCAGATGGGTTTGCGATCATTTGTGCATAATTTACACCGTTTAAAATTGCCATATAAAATCTCCTTATAGCTAGTTAAAAAAAAATTTTCGTACCATACATACTTAAAGTAGGGGCCTTTCGGCCCCCAACCTACTCATTATTCTGAACAAATAACTTCAACAACTTTTACTTCTTCAAGTCTTGTTGCGCCTACTGAGTGGCAAGCATAAATTCTAGGATGGAATTTTTTTGCTGCGTCTGGGCCAATGTTGACTTTAAGATCGTATCCGCCGATACCACTTACAGAAATCATCCCTTCGGCTGCCCATGCGATGCAACGTCTAGATTTAGCTGCTGTGATAGTACCTGTTCCTGCGCCTACTGTTCCGTCTGTTACAGTATAAGTTACGTTAGCAGCACTTCTTGGGAGAAGTTCGCTGTGAATAAATGTGAAACCCATGAATGTGTTAACTTCGCCATTAACGAGAGCTTTAACAGATGCATAGTCTACATTTGTAACTTTTGTGTTGTTAAGAAGAGCTTGGAATTGGCTAGATGCAAGAGCCAAATAGAGGCCTTCGCCTTCCATTATAGCTTCATTACTCCAGAATTTTCCTTTGATTGCTACGAGAGTTTCAACGTTGATGTTAACACCAGTAGTTGTCGCGCCATCAAATGCTGCTAATTTTTGGCTTGTAGGAAGAGCAACTGCTGTAGAGCCAGTTTTTCCACTATAAGCATTTCCAAGAGCTGCAGCGATAAATATCGCATCTTTCTTCCTGCTAAGTGACATAACAGCAGCTTGAACATAAGAATTTTGTGGGTCAATTAAAAGTCTAATTTTATCAAAATTATCTAACATAGTACCAAACTCAGCGTCTTCTAGGGAAACCCTACGTCTGCTGTGTGGAACTTCCATGTTAGGTGTATCGCCGTGACGGCCAACAACGTCTTGAGCGTCAACTGAGCCAATTCTCTCATAGAAATCACTTTCTGAATTTTGAACTTCTACTCGTGATTTTCCGAATAGTCTTGCATTTTTTTGCTGTGAAAGCATTAAAATGTTTGTTTTGTAACCATTTACAAAGGACACATCTATTGTGAACATAAAAACTCCATTTAAATAAAAAAATTAATATTAGTTTACAGCGGTGGATTACCCATAAGGGTCTACCTGACATCTACTTTTGTGGGCCGTAAGGTTATCCCATAGATGCTTACCTTCAAGTATAATGGCTAGCAGAGAAAGAAGTCAAGCCCCAGATCTCTCCAGGGCTAGATTTATTTACATAACATTAGGTCTAACTTCAGACATTCCTGGAATTGGGGCATTTCCATGCCTTTTTACTAATAATTCTTGGTATTTTTTCATATAAGCACTATGATCTTTGTGCAGCTTGTTATACAAAGGACCCGCTGGATCGTGCAGTTTAGTGATCTCTGCATCCAATTCATCAGGTGTTTGCCCTAGCATCTTTGTATTTACGCCGTCTAAAACCTTATCTTCGCCCATAGTCTCGCCTATTTTGACGAATAGTTTAGTAACCTTAGGGTCATTCAAAAGCCCAGACTGAGATAAATGCTGTCTTGTCTCTTCGTCTGTAAAGAACTCTAACGCTTTATTAGCAACGTGAAGTTTTCTTTCGTACGCTTCGCCCCACTCTTGTTTTAAACCATTAACACTCGCTTCATACTGAGTATTCATAGCAGCTTCGCGAGCTTTAGAGCCTTCTGCAAGAGTTTCATTATAATGGTTTAATATGGCTTGAGCTTGCTTAGGCATTATACCATTTTTCCACGCTGTCTCACTGAACTTCTTAATGAACTCAGTGTCGCCTTTCATCGCTTCAGGAGCTTCTACTTTATACTCTGCCTGATCTTTAGGAAGACCTAGCTTGTGATAAACTTCTTGCCATTCTGATTCTGGAGCTACTTTGCTAGGAATAGCTATCTTATCCCTGCCAATCATTTTTTGCTGATGGACTAGTGTCTTCATAATATTCGGAATATTAAAGTTCCCATCCTGGCCAACAAACGCTTTAAGAGTTGGATCCCCTTTAATCGTCTCATCAATTCCTGCAGGATATTTAGCATTAACATCCCATGCTGGTTCCGTTACATTTCCCGCTGCTGGTGCTGGTGTAGGTGCTCCACCTTCTGTGCCCATGAATCCTTGTTCAGACATACGTAGCCTCCTCTGATTGTCCGTTCTTCATTATGTCTAATAATTTAGACGGATCTGTGTTTAACATCTTTAAGATGTATAGAATTAATTCTCTTTTACCTTCGTTCTTATCATTCTCTAAGCGATCTTTGCTATGAGTAGGTTTTAGCATACAACCCTCTTTCATCAGATCGTATAAAACTAATTTTCCTTCCTCTGTAGAAAATACGGCTTGATAATCTTTAACTCTGTTAAAGCGGTACTGAATAAATTTTTTACTCATATTATCCTTGTTTAACAGCAGATCCCATGTTCTTTACGACTTGGGAATCATTTAAATCCTGCTGTTGTTGCATTGCCTGTTGTTGCTGCGCTTGCCTTGCTTGCCTAAGTTCAGCTACAGATGCATTCTTCCTGATGACATCGTAGGGGATACCATGAATTTCTGCAGAGTATTTTGCCCATGCGTCCAAATCAAAATTGTCCATGATCGAAGGATCTAACTGAACCATAGGTGCAACTTGTGCGAGTACTCTGTCTAAATTCTGGGCTTCGGATATTCTTTGTGCTTTTGCAATCTGAGATGTGAAGTAAACTTCCAGTTCAGCGTCTGCCAATTCTGGAGGTATGCCTACTGGAAGCTTATTACTTTCGATGAGGATGTCTAATAGCCTTGTTATTAGTGGCTGTAACCATTCACTATGGAGTCTTCCAAGTATTGGTCCTAATAACTG